CTTGCGCTCGCCCGTTTCCGGGTCCAGCAGGTAGCTCCCGCCTTCACCACGGTGTTCATCAGTCATGGTAAGTCGAGTGACTTGTTAGGCCCAAGTCTAAATCGAGTGATTTATTGGGTCAGATCAGCAACTTGAGTGCGGTAACGCACGTCGTATTCGCAGAAAATGACGCCTGCCGGTTGATCAGCTTCGACAAAATTGAATGTGGTTTGTGCGGGCTGTACGTCAATCGCTTCACCGCCCAAAGTCAGGTCTGCCATCACTTTTGAGTGCAGACTTTCAATAATCTCGTCGGCGCTTTGGTCCGGCACCGTTGCGCGGACAATCACGCTGATCCGCACCCTAAGGGTCCAATCCAGCGTCGGCAGTGCTGTGTTTTGAACCGGGGTATCCGTAAGCGGCTCGACCACTAAGGCTGGTGATTCGCCACGAGACATCGGTTCGACCCGGCTTCTGTAAATGCGCGTGCCAACACCTGTCGTGTCCGTGAGGGCAGTTCGTATTGCTGAAAGGATGTCTTCGCGCTTAGTGGTCATGGTTTTGCGTACAAAGAGCCAAACGGACCAGGGTCAGGTCTCCCATTAACTATGGCCTGCGCACGTCTGTAGATATGACAATCGGTCTTACCAGCTGCCTCAAGAGCCTCTAAGACCTTGACCCAGTTTTTGAAGGTTTTGCGGTCCATAGCCCTACGCCTTGACCTCTATTGCACTTATTCTTCCGCGTTGAAATTGAATCGTCGTTGTATCACCAATGTTCGCGACATATAAGGCAACCTCATCGCCATCTGCCAGCTCAATCATCCAAAAGCAAAACAATTTTGCAATCTGCCCCGTAGACCCACTAAAAGCGCGGCACTCAGACTGATCAATGCCAACGCCATTCTTGGCCAGCTTGATGCCAAGCGTGTGGTTGTTGCCGGCATAGGCGTCCATGCTCGCTTGCACCATAAACAGCTTGGTGGTGCCGCTGTCATTCTTCAAGCCAAACGTATCGCTCGTTCCAAGCACCACCTGATAATCCGTTGCGCTATCAAAAGTCGCAGTCAGACCAGTGCTCTGATATGTCCCGGCTTGCGCAATTGCAATCGTGCCAGCAGTTGTCTTGCTTGCTTGACCTCGGGCCAGTACACCTTCGATGTAATAGCTCAAGCTTGCCCAAGCCGTCGTACCATCTCCAACCTTGTAACGACGAGTATCAGTCTCGATACCCATCTCACCAGCCAGCAGCACTGGATTAGCCGCCGTCCAAGCTGCAGCAGTACCGTTGCGAAGCTTGAAGCGCGTAATCGTGTCGCTCATGGCACACCGCCGTCGAGTACGTTTCCGGCCACATACTCAGTCGCAGGGCCGCCTCCATCAAGGATAACCGTGCTCTCTGTATCGACTCCATCACCATCGAGCACCGCCGGCACCACATCAGCCAACACAGGCGTCGCACTGCGTTGCAGCATCAAATCACAAAACTTCCCATCATCAAGCAGCTCAACAGATCGCACCGTATATGGCAGTCCATCTACGTTCACACCAGTGCCATATTGCAAATCGCCAAATTCACTTGCAAGACAAGTGACCTTGTAGTCAGTCGTCAGCACCACCCCATCAGCAACCATCTCGCTTGGCATATCAAGAATTCCAAGCCCACTTGCTGATCCAGACGAAATCGGTACGCCAAAATCAGCGAGAAACACACTTAGGTCTTCGGTGAATGCCATCAGCAATAGCAGGCCCGATGCCGGAGCAGGGCGGAAACAAATGAATTCTAGCCTGCATTAGTCGGGGACACTACGAGGGCGCTCAGGGTATCGCTGCCGCGAGATCGCTCATCAGCGTGGTGACACGAGTATCAAGAAGAGCAAGATCCAAGGATTCGCCGATGCTGTAGAAGGCAATGCTTTGAGTTGCAAAGAACTCTGCAGAAGTGCCGTTATTTCGAGCGAATACAAAGTGGTTTCTTGACCCTGGCACTGGTATTGAGGTTATGAGGGCAGTAGAAGAGGCACCATTTGCGCGATAGTCGTAGGAAGCGGATGAACTTCTTGATGAACCTACAAAGCCGCCAAGAGTATTAGGAGCACTGGAAGCGAGGCCGTCGTGTCTATTTCTCATCTCATACTTCAAAACGTTGAAAAATATATGACTGCCATGGCCTGTTCCAGATGTACCAATTAGAGCGCTAATCCCAGAGATAGGGGCACTTGAATACACTGCTTGGTGAAAGTCATCTTGAGGGTCGGAAATGCTATCTCTATTGGTATTCAGATAGTTATTCGTTCCATTGCCCTGCAATCCAGTCTTTCGGTTATAGTTCCACCCAGCCACAGTGCCAAACATTGTTGGAGTAGGCATGGTGCTCACCAGTGGAACCATCGCACCGCTCTGCGTCCGAGCACCGGCAAGGATGCACGATGCTTTGATGGCGTCCCAGATGCCGTCAGCCTTACATCCTTTGATAAAACTGTTATACGCGAACTTGACGCCATCCTCAAGCGTCTGTCCATCAGCAGCTTCTACAGCAGAAATGTAAGCAAGTGCTTCGGGTTCGTCGGGTTGAGCAAAGCTTCCCGTAATAGTCCAGCTCATCGCAACACCTCCGTTTGATTAGGGGCAGTGTCTTCCACTGCTGGGTTTATGTAGGTCATGGGATTGCCACTCCGATTGCGTTGATCAGGTCGGTGACGCGGGCATCAAATAGGGCTAAATCTAGGGCTTCGCCGATGGAGTAGAAGGCAAGACGAGAGTCGATGAAGAACGTTGTACCGCCCCTGCTGAACACAGAGATATTTGAGGTTGGGAGGGTTTGTGTTGGACTACTGTGAAAATAAGTCTGGCCGCCTTCTCTGACATCAAACCCTGATGAAGATGACCTAGACGCAGCAATAAAATCTACAATCGTGGTAGAGCCCACATACTGAGAAGATGTGTTGATTGTTGCGGTAAGTATCGTGGGGATTTGGAATGTCAGCCGCGAATGACCGCCTCCGACGCCAGATGAAATTAAATCACCCGATGTCACTCCGGGCTCTGTAAGATAAATCGCTAAATGCTTATCATTCTGGCCTTCAGCGTTGTTAGCCCTATTGCTATCCAGATACTTCGTGCTTCCATCCCCTAGCAATCCCGTCTCTCGGTCATAATCCCCCGCCACGAAGTTGTAGTTCGTAGGAGCAGTCCCAATCAACGGCACCAACGCTCCAGCAAGCGTCCTAGCTCCAGCCAGAATACAGCTCGCTTTAATCGCACTCCAAATCCCATCTGCCTTACAACCAAGCACGAAGTTATCAATGGCAATCTTGACCTTTTCTTCCAGTGCTTGACCGTCTGCCGTTTCTACAGCAGTGATGTAAGCAGCAGCGTCAGGATCCATCGGCTGCCACGTTTGGCGGAGGGTTACTTTCCCAGGTACATAAATAGTCATGGTATAGCTGCTCCGATAGCGGTGATTAGAGCTGACACGCGGGTGTCAAGGGCGGCGAGGTCTAGGGATTCGCCGATGCTGTAGAAGGCGATGCGGGCGTTGGAGAAATTACCACCTGCAGTAAAAATCAGCAAGTTGTTAGAACTTGCACTAACTGATGCGTCAGTATAAGCAAGCTGCGAACCACTGCACCTTGCCACCCACTCAGTAGGTCCTGAACGACTGACTGACTGGAGACCACCATTTGATACAGAACGGTTCCGAACAGGTGAACTATCTCTCGAAACAAAGCGAGTTTGGCTATTGTCAGGGTAATCAAAGATAACAGTATCACCAGTCACACCAGCCAGTTGACGAGCTTGAAGTGTCCCCAATGTACCAGCATAGACAGAAAGGTGTTGATTATTTAATGGATCGTCTGTTCCACGCCTGTTGCTATCTAAATACTTCGCACTGCCATCCCCCACTAACCCCGTCTCCCTGTCATAATCACCAGAAACAAAGTTGTAGTTTGTTGGTGCCGTCCCAACAAGCGGAACCAAAGCACCATTCAACGTTCTAGCACCTGCAAGAATACAACACGCCTTAATTGCATCCCAGATGCCATCATTCTTGCAGCCAAGGACAAAATCATTGATCGCCTTGGCTACACCAAATTCTAATTCTTGGCCATCGGCTGCCTCCACAGCAGCGACATAAGACACTGCTTCAGGTTCGGTCAGTCCGTTCCAACCAGGCACCCATCGCAGCGTCATACCTCACCTCCGTCGGGCTCAGTAGTGTCGCCACTGTCTACAACGGGAGGTTGCCAGTTGGGATCGTATGGGGTGCCATCAGGATTGAACTGAGGCGGGGTAGGACCAACGTAATACGGTCCAACTTTGAGGTCTTGGCACACCTTGGTGGCCATGCTGGTGGCATAAGCGCCAACCACTTCTTCAGGAGAGATGCCTTCAAGTGAGGCAGTAGCAATGATGCCGGGGACGAGAGAATCGTCGATAGAAATTGTGAAGTTAGCCATTGGATCAGGTAGCGATGAGACCAAGGTCGCGCATCCGAGAGAGGAGCGCGTTTAGTTGCGTGATGGCCGATGCAGCGTCAGTTGCGTCTGCAACGGCAGTGGGTTGAACAACAGGAGTAGCGTTGTAAAAACCAAGCTTTTGCGTGATAGCTGTGCCAATTTTGGTGCCGTTTCCTGTGTTTGAATGTATGTCTCCTGCCGACAAATAAATACTTCCATAAAGAAAAGCACTTCTACCATCAAAATCAGAGACTGTTCTGAATGTACCGTTGCTATCAACGCGTGCCTTGCTCGCCCCATTGATCTGCAAATCTAGAAGGTTCCCACCAAACCCACTCGCTGCATTAACACCAAGACCAGTACCACTCGTGCTCCACGCAGTCGAAGTCGTACCAGTTGGTTCAATCAGCAGTTGAGGCTTGGTCGTGATAGCAGTGCCACCAGTGAACCAAGAGCCAGTAAAGGAAACAGGTGGTGTGGATGCAGCACCTGCCAAGCTGATGTTGATCTCACCAGTGCTGCCGATATTGGCAGAAGTGAGGCCAGCTTGAGCACCAGCATTGTTATAGGTAACTTGCCCAGTAGACCCAGCAACTAATGCAACGGTGCCAGTTGCGTCCGGGAAGCTGATCGTGCGGTTGGCAGTAGGTGTGACTACCTGCACGGTGGTTTCGTAGGTGCCGCCGTCATCGAGGTTGATGTCACCGCCAACGCCCAGCTCTTTGCCGCTGTCGTCCCAAGTCAGGTCGGCCGAGCCAGCCAGTGCGCCGCTGCTGTTGTATTGAATTTGCGTATCAGCGCCAGCAACATATGCACTGCCGCCACCGCCAAATGCCGAACTGAGAGTTAGGGTTTCCATGGATCAGATAGTGCCAAGCACAGTCGCGACAGAGGGAGTGCCACCACTTAAACTCACAAGCCGAACGCGCACAAATTGAACCGGAGCAAACAAAACGTATCCATATGTACCATTTGCTGTAATTGTATAATCAACTTGATTTGCAGCTAAATTAAAATA